AGTTCTTTGAGGATTTCCTTAAATGGAACTTCCCTTTCCGCAGGGTAGGGCTCCAGCCTGTAGCCAAGCCTGTGTGCTATTTCCTGAAGTGCTTTGAAAGCAAGCTCGGGCATGTGCTCGTGGATAACGAGTAGCGTGTCCATCGCATAGCTGAGTGGGTCCCGCCTATGGAAGGGATTGTCCTCGTCCATAGACCAAGCGTAGATTAGCTTTTCCGACTTCCCAAGACGGGAAGCCAATGGGTAAGGACTCTTCTTCCGGAGGAATTCCCGGAAGACCCAGTTAAAGCTTGAGTGCCTCATGATACACCTCCTTTATGGGATTTTTTGGATTTTTTGCTACTTTTTTTGGTGGTTGTGGTTTTCTTGCCCTTGTTTTCTACACGCCGTTGCCTTAAAAACATCTCATACTGAGACGGGAGGTCAGAAAGATGAAGAGTCTCTGCAATTTTGCAGATAAGAGGACGGGAGATTTTCTTGCCGGACAACACGCTAAACAAATAGACATGATTAACATTGAGAATGTTCGCCAGCCTGCTAAGACTTATTCCCTGCCTCCTTCCTGCCTCTTTTACAATATCCCTTATGGGTATGAGGTTAGAACCCATAGGAAGTATTATACGCAATTTTGCACAAAAGTCAAGAGGTATGGTAGGATAGGCATGCAACATTGCATAAGCGGAGAAACAGGCAATGTCCACGAAAGGCTTAAATACCTAAGGAAAGCTTTAGGATTATCACAGGAAGAGTTTGGGAAAAGAATAGGGAAATCTTTGAGAGCCATACAATACTGGGAAGCTGGCACAGTCCAAATCCCTGATACAGCCCTAAAGCTTATCTCCCAAGTCTTCGGCGTCTCTTACGAATGGCTAAAAACAGGGCAGGGGGAGATGTGGGAGAAAAGAGAGAAGGCATTGTTAGAAGAGTTAGAAGCAAAAACAAGAGAAGTTCTTGAGAAGCTTGTGCGTATTCCAGTTGTAGGGCGTGCGGGAGCAGGGTTCCCAGAAAGCCCTGCGGACATGGAAGCGGTGGGCTGGGTTCTTGTTAGCAAAGAAACATTCCAGAAAGGCGGAAAGTTCTCAGTGCAAGTGCATGGCGATAGTATGGAGCCCACCCTACATGATGGTGATTTTGTGGTGTTTAAGGCTTATGTAGGTGATGGGGCAGACATTCCGAATGGGAAAGTGGTGGTAGTGCGAAATCACTCCGGGGAGTTAATAGTTAAGAGGCTTACGAGGATAAACGGCTTGATTGTGCTAACTTCTGATAACCCAAAATATCCACCCGTCCCACCAGAACAGATTAAAACTGAAGATTTGCGGATTGTGGGGGTAGCGGTAGAGGCTATAAAGAGAGTGGAACTCTAACTTTCCCTCGCAAAATGCGAAAACAATAAAACTCCATCCTTCTATATTCTCAAAGCATGAGCACAACAAAGGTTTATACACTTGGCAGAGGGATGCTTTTATTCAAACCCGTCGGAGAGGCAGGCTTTGAAGACTTTGGAAACGTCAAAGACTTCAGCTTAGAGGTAAGGACTGAAAAGCTTGAGCACTACTCAACAGCATCGGGCATAAAGGTTAAGGATGCAGAGATAGTCAAATCGCAAGAATTCAATGTTAGCTTTGAGATTGACGAATTGAGGATTGAGACGCTTGAAAAGTTCGCCCTCGCAAGCAGAACAGATACAAATATCACCGCAGGGTCTGTAGTAGATGAGGCTATAAACGGTGTCAAGCAAGGCTTTTGGTATAAGCTTGCACATGAAAAAATCAGAAGAACTCCCGCACCAGTAGTCACCAACGACGCAGCATCTCCGACCACATATGTAGAAGGCACGGACTATGAAATAGACTACGAGGCAGGTGCAATATACATAGTCCCGGGCGGGAATATCGCAAACAGCACAAATCTAAGAATTGACTACTCTTACGATGCGATGACTAAGACTACACTTCAAAGCGGACAAAGGTTTCAGATAACAGGCACATTGTGGTTTAAGGGCGACCCACCGAAAGGGCAAGTCTTAGACGTGATTGGAGAGGTTTCCTTAACTCCCTCGGGAGAACTCAAACTCATTGGCGATGATTGGCTATCTGTGAAGTTTGAAGGGACATTTACCACAAAACCGCAAATCATCAGCAGAGGAGTAAGGTAATGCCTTTTGGGTTTTATCTTGATGAGAACCTTACACAGCCAGCCAATCTAAATACACCGATTAACATTATCCTCAACACTGCGGGAGGCGGGGCGTATGTAGATTTTCAGGTGTGGTTTGGCTCTCCAGACAGCACTAAAAAATGCCAAGCTGCATCCAACCCCGGTACAGCCCAAATCACAATAACAGTTAGAGATATAAACCCTACCATCCACCAACCAGACGCAACCAACGGACCCTATTGGGTTCTGGCATTGAATAGGTCAGGACTGGATACAAATCCAAAAAACAACAGTATTAACCTTGGTGTAGAAGTCCTCGGCGGTGTAGCAAATGCAAGAAGCTTTTGGCTCCGCATATTTGAACCCGAACAGGCACCATCTATCTGGGAGGACTGGATACTCACCACGAACGAAATTCTGGAGGTTGATGTATGAAGTATGAAACAGTAAAGATTGTCAAACTCTCAGACGGCAGGGATGTGCAAGTGAGGAGTTTAACATTCAAGGACTTCATACGCTTTTCTGAACTCATATCACAAGTTCTAAACGACATCCTACAAGGGCAATTAAAACCGTCTGCATATTTGCAGTCCGCAGTTCCTTTCATGTCTGCAATGACGGGCTTGGGACAAAAGGAGATAGAAGAACTCAAGCCCTCCGACGCACTGAAAATTTTCAACGCATGCATAGATGTGTTGAAGGAGGACACGGATTTTTTTACAGAACTGAAGGTGCTACTTCAAAAAGCGAACGAGCTCCTCTCGCAGAAATAATTGAAGAACTCATCAGTGCAAACCACCAAGTCTTTGACTATCCCTTACCCTTCCTTCGTGAAATGCTTTCTGCTTACTACAAACGCAAAATGCGTGAGTGGAAAGAGTTTGTCTATCTCGTCAAGCTGGCGGTATGGGGTTCAAAGGAAGACATAGACAGCGTATTTGGAGAAGAAGAAAACTCTATAGAAGAACTTTTGGAGGAGTTTCAAGATGGCGATAAGTGAACAACTGGTATTAGAGATCAGGGCAGAGGTCGGACAGCTAAGGGCACAGCTTGAAGATCTGAGAAACAGGCTGCAGGGTATAGATGTCGAATGGACTGAAAAATTGCAGGAAAACATAGAACAAAGCACGCAGTCAGCTAAACAACTTGCAAGTCAGTTTGAAAGCATTGTATCAACAATACGAACAATAGCCCTGTCCTTGCCCTTCGTGGGCTTCGTTAAGGAGGGAATAGAATTCAATAAACAGATAGAACAAGCAAGGATAGGCTTTGCGGGTATTCTCACATCAATTGCACAAATAAGGGACGAACAGGGCAGACTTGTGGAAGGTGCAGAGAAATACGCAAACGCAGTTGTGCTTTCAAATCAACTACTCAATGAACTCCGTGTTGCGGGATTGCAGACTGTTCTAACCTTCCAAGACCTTGTCCAGATCTCTCAAGGGATCATGGCACCGTTTCTGTCGGCGGGTGGTAATCTGAAAGAGTTTTCCAATTTCGTTGTCCTCTTGTCTAACGCAGTAGCGGGCTTGGGTCTACCCATGAATCAGGTGGTCCAAGAAACTCGGGACCTCCTGATGGGCACAATTGACATGAATAGCCAATTGGCGAGGGCTTTAGGAATAACCAATGAAATGGTCAATAGATGGAGGGAGCAGGGAACACTATTTCAGGAACTAACTGCAAGATTGCAGGGTTTTCAATTAGCATCTAAAGATATAGAAACAAGCTTTACTGGACTGCTCGCTAAAGCTAAAGAAGTCTTCCAAGTCCTTGCTGGAATGGCTACTGCTAAAGTCTTTGAAGCTATCAAAAAGGACTTAGACGAGTTCGTGGCAAGGTTTCTGGTGGTCAAAGACGGAAAGATAGAACTATCCGTGGAAGGGCAGGAACTCGTGGAGAAAATCTCAGAAACGCTAACAAATCTCTATAACATCATAAGCACATTAGTAAAGGTGGTGGGCACTCTTACGGTAGAATTTGGCGGATTTATTACGAAGGCAATTGAAATCTATGTAGTGGTGAAAGCTGTTTCTGCTCTGAAATCTGCTATTGAAGCCCTGATCGGTAGCATGAGAACTCTCAGCACGGTGGGCGGAACAGCTATAACGGGCTTGGGTGCTTTGTTCTCACGGCTAAACATCATAGTAGCTACCGCATTAATCGGCTGGAACATCGGCGAGATGCTCCGGGAATGGCTGGATGAACAAACCAAAGGAGCATTCACAAAATGGCTAATCAGAATAGAAACATTCATAATTGACGGCATCAACAGGTTGAGGGCTTTGATCGGTAAAATCCCGGGTATCGGACGTTTTCTCGGCATCTCGGAGGAGGAACTGCAGGAAAGTCTCAAAATCACCGCAAAGATGCGGGAACTGGCGGAGGAGGATGCTAAGAGATACAAAGAAACACAGAAAAAAGCCGCAGAAGAGATAAGCAAAGCAGGGCAGATAACCGCACAGGCGATCAGAAAAGTTTCTAAACAGCAAGTAGAAGAGATTTTGAAGTCCCTCAAGGATCAGGAACAGGTAATTGCAAAATTGCAGGAGATGAAACAAAAGCTGAAAGACAGCCTGTCCCTTCAGGACATTATGAACGCACTACAAGATGAGGCGAAAGCATTCTCTCAAAAGCTTGAACTGGCTATAGACACTTCAGATGTAGAAGACAGAATAGACACGCTAAAGAGAAAGCTTAGAGAACTGCAAGAATTGCTAAAAGAGAACCTTGAAGATGAAGCACGTAAGCAGGTGTTGCGGGAAATCTTGCAGACTGAACTTGAAATAGCCCAAGCAGCAGTGGAGGGCTATCGGAGAAGAAGACAAGCACTGGAGGAATTTCTTAGGGAAGCTTGGGCTAAAGAACAAGACTACGCACGCAAGGTAGTAGAACTCACAAGAGAAAGAAACAATCTACTCGCACAGCTTGAGAAGGAGAGGCAAGAACTGATCAGCAAGTTTATTCCGAAAGAATTGCAAATCCAACTCGGATTTACCACCCAACAAGAACCAATAACGCAGGTAGCAAACATACTAAACCTTGTCCAACAAGCAAGAGATGTCGCATCTCAAATACAGCAAGCAATCGCACAAGGCTTAGCACCGCAACAGATAGAAATTCTCAAAATGCAATATCAAGACTTAGTTCAGCAGATTAGAGATAGCCTTAAACAGCTAACACCAGATGAACTCACACAAGCATTTCAAACCTTCCTCTCCATGCCTAAGCAAGCACTTACTAACATGTTCGCAAACATCACAGGAAGTTTTGAGAAGGCTAAGAACATGGTCTCCCAGCTGTCTGAAATTTTGCAGAGAACACCCATCGCAGAGGGAGTGGATTTTGGAAGGCTGTTTGGTGCAACTTTCGTTGATTCTGTGATGAGACAACTACAGCAAATTCAAGCAAGCGTATCTGATAGTCTCATACAACAAGCAAGACAGCTTGAAGATTTCTATGCACAGCAGGTTAGCAAGATTTCTCAGATGATTATGCAACTTGAGAACTTGAAGCCTCGTATAGAACTTGATATGTCCGCTGCGGAGGCACAGATAGAAAGTCTGAACGGCAGAAGGATAGTGATTTATGCGGATGTGGTAAATGCACAAACGGGTGAATCGTTGAGGGTGAGGTAAAATGGCGGTGCAAATAGGAACTATAACGCTTAACGATGCTTGGATACGCAATAAATGGGGCGGGCGGGCTTCTGCTTCTATCATCAAAAAACAAGCAACAACTCGGAAAATTAACTCCCTCATCCTTCCACCCTGCAGTGCTAAAAGCAAAGAGGAAAAGAGGAATGTCCTTTATGCTATTGACGGCACAGAATACATATCAAACTGCAGTCCTGCAGTGGGAGGTTCGCCACCAACGGGCTCCGTATCCGTGTATAGCTCCTCTTCGGGCTCCGCACGGGTGGGAGAGGTTGTATCTATCGTCGTTGATATGGAGGGCTTGCTTTTTAGGGCGATAGACATATACGGCAAGATATACAGACTCACAGAATCAGACATCATCACAGTGAAGATCACAGACGAATACGATCGCTATGTGATGAAGTATGTGTTCTGTAGAGAGAACGGCACGGAACATTACAGAGGGCAGATCTCTCTTAATGTGCAAGTAGAAGAAAACAGCAGAGACAGTTCAGAAAAAGAGGTTGTTATAAACACTTGCACAAGTTCGCAAGCAAGGGCGTTAGGTCTCATGCTTGGAACAAAGACCATGATAGCGGACGAGGATGTGTCTTTTTATGCACTTATCACAGAAGTGAATTTAGAGTATGTGGTAGGCGACATGGTGGATACTGCGACAAGGGTAAGGCAAGGCGTAGACATCTATAAAGGCACAGTGAGGTTTGTGGTGCCATGAGAAGCTATTTCTTCCCTTGCTTGATTGAAGGTGTTCCAAAAGACAAAACACTCTCTGTTGAAATACAAGCGAGGGAGAATAGCTATTTCAAATCCGCACAGATTGAGTTCATTAACTACACGCCACCACCCGAAGTTAATATTAGCTTCGCAAGGGCGCATCTCTTTAGGGGCAGACTAAAAAACGCACAGCAGAAACCATGCGGGCGTGTGAGTGCTTATTATGAGACGATTCTGAACTGTGCAGATATACAACCCACCATCATCATCACGAAAGAAGCCTTCAACACACTGGTAAATCCCACCTTCAGGCAAAGGCTTGAAAGCCTTCTTAGTTTTTGGGGGTATGACACAGCAAGACAAACAGAAGGTAGAGAAGCGCCACACACACACACAGAGGAGTTAGCAAACTACCCGTGGAGAGACCCGCCAAGCGTGCTTTACAGATACTACTTTGACTATATAAGTCAGACATATAGACCTTTTGCAATCTACCTTGACTACTACGATGTGGCAGCTAAAGCTGAATATTTTCAGTCGTCTTCTTTTTCTCTCCCTCTCCCGGGCACTCCGTGGAATTTAAACACACTTATACAAAGCAACGCCCTCTCCTACCCGCCTAACTCTCTTCTCGCCTTCAGAATTGCAAGGGTGCGATATAGGATGGGGGACTTTGAGTATGTGCTCGGGTGGGTTTTTGTCTTTGAGAAAATAGTTGATGATGTAAACGGCTACAGAGTATTCTGGGATGCCCCGTTCGGTGGACGGTGGCCGTCGTCTTATCCAGCGCAGGTTTTTGGCGCACTTGGTGCAATAGTGCAAACTCCCAGCACTGCAAAGTTCATTAAGCCCATTGTTGTAAATAACTTCGCAGATGTTATACAAGTCCTTCGCAAGTTCCCTCAGAACATCATTATCAAAATCAACGAGGACGGCGTGCCCGTGGGCACCGACGTAGAATACATTCAAAATACTTTTGAACTGACAGACTCTGTTGTGTTTGATTACATACTACCGAAACCCAAGCCCGTTGCCATTACGATGAAGGCGGAGGGCGAAGGTTGGCGGTATAAGGTAGAAGCTAAAGATGAACACTCTTGCCCGATTGTTACTATTGAAATCAATAACTCCGATGTGATACTTGAAGATCAAGCGGATATAAACAGACTACTGAAACATTTCAAGCTAAATCTACAAGAACGAGGATATTTAAAGTGCGTGCTACTCCCAGATCTTGACCTTTACCACAAAATAAGATTTAAAGGTAAAGAGTTTAGAGTTGTGGGATACACGCACAGAATCACAAAGGATTACGCAATCTCAGAAGTAAATTTAGTTGAGGAGGTAAGTTAAATGGCGTGTATTCCATTTTTATACGGGATGGGATCCAGTGTGGCGCTGAAAAGAGGACACTGGCCTCCTCCACAATTTCCGATCGTCGCTTGCGCTCCATCCAGACCGCAACGACCACCGCAACGACCTCCACAAAATCCACCGCCACCGCAAATAAACTATTACAGGGAAGACTACGACCTCCTCATACCACCTGTGCTCGCTTTCAATATGAATGTTTATGGTATGGTGGATTATCCTACAGGAGACAGTGGATACACAAAAATACTACCAAGTGATCCCAGCCTTATGCTTGACTGGCAATCCTTCCCAATGTATGACGCATGTCCGGAGGTTTTTGCTACAAACACAAACCAGCACATTTACACAGACCTAAAAAGTCTCAAGAATTTATTCAGCACTTGTAGGTCTCGGGTAGTTTTTCCATGGAGAGATATAAGCATAAAATTCCATAGATATGATGAAGATTGGGAAGGCAACATCATAATACTGGATATAGTGTTATATGTTTTTCAGTTCGTTTTCTTCAGCCAAAGTTGGCTTGTTGCAGTGCGCAAGATAGAAATCCCGCCTCTGCCCCCCGGACCTAACACTCCGGAGTACCTAAGAAACAAACTCAATAATAGAAGAGAAAGCCTTCACCTCTTCTATGATTCTGAAATAAATGGGTTTGGCACAGTATTTACAAACATCGGCGGTTATGGTGCTTCTGTTTATCCCTCTCATGCTGTGTTGTATCGTGGTAGTCAAATAGCTTATACTCTTACCCCTGCTTCAGGCGCTGCTTACTTTATGCTGACCATACGAACACAATAGGAGGTAGGTGTGGGAATCTATCTTCCATACTACATAGTAAAGAACAGAAAATGGGCATGGAGAATCGGGGAGATTTATTACAGAACACCGTATGGCTATGCAAGGTTGAACGACGGAGTTGCACAGACCTCTCGCTACGAAGTCATTGAATACTACTTCCCTACCTACTCACTTAGCACTTTCAACTTCCCCTACCAACCGTCCGCAAAACTCCGCATCTTTGCAAACAACACCCGCTACGCATCCGCCCGTCTCCGCATATACACCGCAAACTCTATACAAGCCAGACTAAGAATACAAACCGAAAACAAAGCCCAAGCAAAGCTAAGAATACAGACAATCGGACCCGCACAGGCAAAGCTTTATATCATGACATTCCGGGCATTCCCTCGCCCACAAGCCCGCCTTCGCATCATTGCAGACAACAGCAACTACGCCTCCGCTTTGCTTCGGATAGAGACAAGAAGATACGAACCCGCACAAGCTAAACTGAGAATTAAAACACGCACATACAACAGAAGAATATCAATGCCCGATTACTACACTTTTTACAACATCCGCACCTACGGTTTCCTTCCCTAAGAAGCACGCAAAATAGGAAAACTCTTCAAGCCAGCGCTTCTATATTCCATCACTATGCGTATCACTGCCAAACGTGTATGTGGGTTTTTACGCAAAGTGCAAGGACTGCAAAATTGCAGTTTTCGGACAGAGAGACTATCTGAAAGAGAAAAGCTTGTCTTCCTCACAGTGCAAATCTCAGACCAAGAGTATGAAGGAGTAGGCATAACTGCCCGCTTGGCTTTAGAGGACTTGATGCGGAAGGTTTTGGAGGTAGATGAGTAATGGAACAGATTTTGACACATCCCGCAATCATTGTTTTTGCGGTTTCCTCACTTGTGGCAATTATCATCAACTACGCAATCATCAAGACAACGATGGCAAACATTATGAAGACGCTGGAACAACTGCAAAAGGACTTAGAAGAAGAGAAGGAAAAGAACGCAGAGATTGAGAAAATGATGCTTAAAGAGTATCTGAGAAAAGAGGACTTCTTAGCGTTTCAGAACAAAGTAGAAGCACGCATGGAGATGAAGTTAGAAAAGCTTGAAGAGAAGATAGAAAAGCTTTTGCACAAGCTGGAGGCTAAGCAATGAGAAAGCAAGTCAATTATCTCATTCTGAAGTTCTTAGAACAAGTATATCCCGACAGCCTCACCGTGAAAATGATTGAAGCGCTGCTGGCAGACTGGAGAATATTCACAGACAGCAAAAGACTGCTTGAAAAGAATATCAAGTATCTGTTAGACAAGGGCTACATAGAAGTGCTTGAAGTTGAACTGCCTGCCCATCAGACAAAAATCCAAAAGCTAAGATTGACCGCAAAAGGCAAAGCCTTAATGGAGAAGGAGTTCATAGATGAACAAGTGGAGGAAGTTTGATGGCGAGGAGGCATTCTCTTGATAGACATCCCGAAGTGAAAGAATACGCAGTAAAGGAATATGAGAGAGGAAAGACCCTGCGGGAATTAGAACAAGAGATAAAAATCAAGTTCCCACAAGCCCAAGCGTCCAGATCATCCATCCACAGGCTAATTAGGAAGCTAAAGCCTTTACTGGAACTCAAAAGAAGCGGGCTACTGTCTGATGAGGACATTGACACATTCCAGCAATCCCAGACCCTTGCAATCCTCGCAACGGGCTTGCTTTTAGAGGTTATCGCAGAGTGGCAAGAGAAAGGAGAAGTGGAAGATGCAAAGATAGATGCACTAATGAGGCTTGTGCACACTGCAAGCAATCTCTCACGAAGCAGTGCATACATAGAAAAGACAAAAACTCAACTGATAGAACATACAGAGAAAGTGCTTGAGAAAGTAGCAAAAACTTTAGCAAAGCATTTAGATGAAGACCTTGCAAAACGCATCATAGCGGAGCTAAAGCATGAGTTATAAGGAGAAGGCGGTTAGCAGAGTTCTGGAAAGAGTGCTTATCTCAGAAGCGGACAAAGACAGAAAAGAACGGGCAAGGAACGACTTTGCTTTCTTTTGTCAAACATACCTCCCGCACATCTTCAGAAAACCGTTTGCAGATTTTCAGCTTGAGATAATCAGCTTTTTAGAGAACCCACAAATGAAGCGGGTGGTAGTTGCGGCGCCACGGGAGCACGGAAAAACATCTCTCATATATCTTGGCTATGTTCTGTGGTCTATTCTCTACGGAAGGCACAAGTTCATAGTCTGTATCGGTGCGTCTGAACAAAGGGCTAAGGAACAGCTGGAGGATATTCGGTTAGAACTGGAGAACAATACTGCAATTTTGCAGGATTTTGGAGAAGTGATAAAACGGGCTACGGTGGAGAGAATAGACACGGTGCATACCACCGTGATTAGCAGAGGTGCGGGACAAAAGCTAAGAGGTTTGGTCAAGCGTGGAGAAAGACCCGACTTAGTCATACTTGACGACATAGAGTCAGAAGAACACGCAAACTCTAAATCTTTGAGGGACAAGCTAAAGAAGTGGTTCTATAGGGTGGTGATGGGTCTTTCCCAAAACGCAAAGATTTTCGTGATCGGAACTATCCTTCACTACGACAGCTTACTCAACGAACTAATCACAAAAGGGCAGGAGTTGGGCTGGTTTGCTAAGAAATACAAGGCAATAACGGACGAGGGCGAACCTTTGCATCCGCATCTCTGGACATTGGAGGCGCTGGAGAAAAAGAAACAAGAAATCGGAAGCTATGCCTTTGCTTCTGAGTATATGAACGAGCCGTTGTCTGATGATGACAGGATATTCAGGCAAGAGTGGATAAAGTATTACGATGAGAAGTTAGATTTAAGCAAGCTTGACATCGTAGCGGGCGTAGACCCATCGGCGGGGAAGGAGAAGGGAGACTACACAGCAATAGCGGTGGTGGGTAGGGATAAGGATACAGGACACCTATATTCCTTATATATATATAATAAGCGTGCCACTCCTAACGAACTCATAGATACCCTCATTTCCATACAGCTAACATTCAAGCCGTCCTTAATTGTCTTTGAAGAGGTAGCTTTTCAGGAAGTCTACAGAAAACTTATACAGGAGATTGCGTCTAAAAGAGGAGTAAGCTTGCCCATCCGGGGCATCAAACCGCACACAAACAAAGCCCTGCGGGCACAAAAGCTTGTGCCTTTTTTTGAAAGCGGGCTGTTTTACTTTGCAAAAGGGCAAGAAGAAGCGGTTAAACAGCTTTTAGAGTTTCCCTTCTCCGCACACGACGACATCGTAGATGCGATTGTCTACGCGGTCATGGCTTTAGAAGAGAGGGCGACCGCTTTTCCATACAAGTTTTTAAAGCTTAGATGGTTGTAGGAGGCGTGAGATGATTGACTATAAACTTTGTTGGGATAGCTACACGGGGCTGGGTGGATTCAGCGACGGTTCCTACCTTGTGAAGTATCCACGGGAGACAGATGAAAAATACGCACGCAGAAGACAGCTTGCTATTTATCCCAATTTTGTGAAAAAGATTGTGGATACTTACGTGGGTGCCCTTTTCAAAGTAGAACCGCAGAGGGACTTTGCAACTAACACGGAATACGCAGAGTTCTGTCAGAATGTGGATTTACGAGGCACAGACATTGACGACTTTATGAGAAACATCGCAAAGCTTACCCTCGTATACGGCACCGTGCTTTTGATTGTAGATAAACCTAAAGCCGAGGTGCCCACCAAAGCCCATGAAAAATTGCAGGGCATCCGACCCTATGCAACCATACGCCTGCCGACGCAGATAAAAGACATTGAGATAGACAGCTACGGGAGAATTCAGAAAATCGTGTTCTCTGAGATGAATATGCTGAGAGAATTTACCCCGGGTGCTTGGAAGGTGCGGATAGGAAATGAAACATACGAAGGAGCAACACCATTTGGAGAAGTTCCAGTAGTAGCAGTATCTTGGACAGACCCAATCCTACCCACCGATGTTATAGTTCCGCCTTTTATCCACGACATAGCCAAAGTCAGTAAAGACCTATACAACGCAGTCTCTGAACTCAGAGAAATCCTGAGAAACTCCACCTTTCCTATTCTGACTATTCCCATACCAGACCAAATCTCCGAGGAGAAACTGCGGAATATCGTTATCGGAACGGAGAACTTTATCGGATACTATCCCGAAAAGGGCGGAAAACCCGACTTTATAGCACCGCCTGAAAGTCCAGCAAAGGTTTATTTGGAATACATCAACACACTCATAGACATGATTTACTCGCTTGCAAACCTTGAGTTCATTAAGGGCACAGAGAAACAAAAAAGCGGTGTGGCTTTGGAGTTTGAATTTCAGAACTTGAACAGTCTATTGACACAAATAGCACAGAACTTAGAACAAGCAGAATACAGAATTGCGGACTTGGTAGCAAAGTGGGAGGGCAAGGACAGCTTCAAAGGAACAATCATCTATGAAAAGGACTTCAGCTATAGAGATGTTGAGAGAGAACTGAAGAAGGCAATGGATGCTTTGACTTTGAATATCTCCGCCACATTTGACGCAGAACTGAAGAAATACATTGCAAGGCTGCTTCTGGGTTCTGAGATTGACGATGCAACGATGCAGAGAATAGAGAACGAGATAGACGGGTTGGAGGGCTTGGATAATCAGATGAAGAATGAATTAGAACTATGAACTGGGAACAAGTCCGCAAGCTTTTTCTTGAGTGGTTTCTCTCAGAGTGGGAAGACATTGAAAAAGACTTCTCAGAGAAAACAGATAAGCTTATAGACAGACTGAGAGAACAGGACTATCAGATAGACAAACAGACTGAAGAACTGCTGAGAAAACTCGCAGAAGAGTTATATCACAAAACCACAGCACTCATCACGCACGTAGTAGATGCAGTCAATAAAACTGCAAAATTGCAGAAAGATGCCCTCGCATTAAAGATAGCAGAAGAGGTAATCAACCACCGCTGGGATGACGGTCTCAAGCTTTCGGAACGCTTCTGGGACTTCTCACAGCAAGCTATTGCAAGACTGAAAAATACAATCATGGAGGGCATACGCTATGACCACGGCGTTAGGGCTTTGATGTATAAACTGCAATACGCGATTGAGGCTTTAGAAGGGCAGGAGTTTGCAGTGGTGCTTAAGGAGCAACTTCCGAAGTGGTTAAAAGAGTTTGAACAAAGCACGAAAGGACTACTTGTCAATGCGGAAAACAGGCAAGCGTGGGAGAAGATCAAAAAGAAGGTTGAGAAGTATATAGAACAGCGGAGCAAGGAAGGGACATACTATGCGGGCAAGCAGTTGTTGAAGGAGATTGAGAATGCTTTGTGGGAAGGCAAGATGGAACTCGTGAATAAAGCGGTTAAGTGGTGGGTGTATGACAAACAGCTTTACAGGCTAAAAACAATTGCATGGACAGAAACCGCACACGCTTATATGAAAGCGACAGTGGAACTGACAAAGGATGAGGAGGAAGTGGTGGGCTACCAGTGGAGGCTTTCAAGAAGCCACCCACGGGCGGATATATGCGATGTTTATGCGAACGTGGACTACGGACTTGGCAGAGGTGTGCATCCGAAAAACAAACTCCCAAAACTTCCCGCACATCCGCATTGTATGTGTTATCTGCTTCCAATAGTGAAGAGGAAGGGAATGGAGGAAAGGGAGAAACCCGCTATTCCAGAGTCAGCTTTAGAAAGCTGGGCTCCAAGGTGGTTGAAGGAGTATGCGAAAGAGAATGGGCTTAGTTTGGCGGATTTGTTTAATTTTGAAGAGGGCAGGTTTTTAAGAAGGCGGGAGATAGGAAACCTAAAAGAAGCGTTGTCCCAGCTCCGCAAGCCTGAAGCCCTGATTGAGAAATACGATTTTCAAACCATCCAAGATGTAGAAAAGCTGGTGATGGACTTTGCCGAGGCACACAAAGACCTCTTCTTCTATACACCTAAGGAAGTGGTGGTTGAGGAGGGCGAGCATCTTGGCTACATTATGGCCTGTAGAGGTAGTCGTGACGGGTCAGTGTCCATGCTTATCAATAAGCAATACGAAAATGCCTTAATATCCGCACTCCAAAACTTGAGGAATAAAGCCCGCTTAACTAAAGCAGATGAAGTGATGCTTGAGACCGTGTGGCACGAATTCACTCATTTACGAACTAAAAACCTTTTTAAAGTCCTCTTGGACATGCCGGACTCCCACAGGCGTTTGGTGGAAATGCTTACTGAACTAGTAGCCCGACATACTTATGATAGGTTTTTAAATATGCTGAGGCCCGGAGCCATACCTAACTATCAGAAAGAGATAATAGAAGTTAATGTAGGCTACCAACCCCTTATTGAAAGGTTCAGATATCTTTTGCAAAAATTTAGGATTGACGAAAAAGGGGCGATAAAAGAGCTTGAAGAGGTCCTAATTGAAAGTGTCCAAGATAATATAGTAGCAGGGCTGGCGGAATGGTTAGGGAAAAAGGTTGATCTGTTAGAAGCCATTGAAAGGTATAATATTTTAGATGATCTGGTGAAACTGGAAAAAGTTAGCTTCCGAGAATTCAAAAAGGAGGTGGATAGACATTATGAAGTCGTTAAAAGGCGCCAACAACGACGCAATCCCGGATGAGATAGAGACAATTTACGACCATGGGCTGACGGATGAAGAAAGACTGCAATGGTTTGGTCCTGAAATTTTCTACCCCAAAACCAAACAAGAATACCTACAGAGACTTCGTGAAAGATATAGAAACCACAAAAGCATACTCATCAGCATCTGGGAAGACTTATTCACATTATACTTTCAGAGAGGGGACTGGGCTAAGGCTAAAGAGTATTTAACAAGGATAGAAGATAGGAAGATGCGCTGGCTGATTGTGTTTATGATAACAGGTGCAGATGTGCTGACAGACCAAACAGAGAAAGCTCGTAATTATTTCGTGGACGTTTGCGAAGTCTGGAGGGTCTAACAATAACCTGCAAATTTGCAGATTGTGGTAATGCGAAAAATTCTCAATAAAGTGTCCCATTTTTTGTCAAACTTTTTCGAGGGCTAAAAATTGTTTGACGGGAC